TTATGTGACTATCAATATCTTCAGGAGTATTAGCTGTAGAAGTTAATACCGCAGGACGATCCTTTTTCGATACATGCTTCTTCTTATTTTCTTTAATATACTCTGCACGTTTTAAAACATCAGCTTTAACTTCTTTATCTGGAATCATGAAAAAACCTTCTTCCATGTGAGTTGCAAGTAAATCTCTATTATATCCAATAGGAGAGAAATAACCTGGACCCTGATCATCAAGAATATGACAAGTATATTGTCTTTCTTTAACATCCAATGCAAATCTAAATGATTCTCCACTTCTTTCTTCAAAGCTATATTCAGGAAGACCTGCCATACCATTTCCAGTTTGGCTTGCAATAAGTTTTACACCACCAGAAATAATCATTTCATTTTGTGTTCTCCCAAATATTCTCATATTCAAATAAACTTTGATAAATTTATGGCCTTGAGCTTGAGCCTCTAGAATTTCGTCTAGTATGTTTTCGTCTTTTATACTCATAATATTATTTTCCTTTATGGTTACGATAAGGGGGTTATCCCCCCCTACCAGTTGTTGTTAATTGTTATGCAGTAGCATATCCAGGCCATCGATTCATGATACACAACATTGAACCGTAATACTCAAAAGAAGTATCGGTCGCAGTTGGAGAATCAAAAACCAACATTTGGATTCCACGGGTTCCGGCATAGCCAGTTCCTTTGATCCTGTCGTAATCATCCATGTGAGAAACCATGTGCAATTTCTCTGGTTCCCATTTAACCAAGGTACCCTTACCATGTAATATTCCGCAATCACGGGTATTACCACTAGAGTAATTTCGATTATCTACATCACCTTCATCCATAAACCCAGGGGTAAGTGTGAAAGGAGCAGCAGAGCCTCCAGGCATTACTGTAGGACACTTTGGATCGACTGTGATATAAATATCAACACCAATCGTGGTTTTGAATTTCCCAAGGATTCCATACCAGTTCTGAACTTTTTCAGAAAGGCGGTTAGCATCAGTCCAAACTCCACCAGCACTTGCACTAAGTGTAGGATCAGTATACATAGTTGCTGACAATGGAGACACTGTTAAAACATAAGCATCATTACCTTCAAGTGTTAAAGGCATGATCTTTTTGTCCAATGCTCTCAAAGCAATTCTATTGATCATACGAAAATTGGCTGCACCAGCTTGATTCTGAATAAAACTTCCAGAAACAGATTCAATTGCAGTCACAATGTTATTGATGTTGTCTTGATTCGTGGAATCATAATCCGGCTGATTAATATCAGTCGCACCTTGCACATATACATGTGGATTCCAAGCTTGAGAAATATCTCCCAAAAGATCACCAGCGATCATATCATTTGGATATCTTTTTAAGATAGCCTGACGAATTTGCTTGCCTTCAAATTGGGCAGCATGAACACCAAGATCTTTTACATGCATGTCATAAAGACCGATGTAATCTTGATCAAGTTTTCTGGTATTGTACGTTTCAGTTCTAACTGCATACTTGTAGTTATTTCTGTAAAGTGTACCAGATTTAGTTGAGGGGGATACCTCATTACCAAGTAATCTATCATTACCTGTAACTACTGATCCTGTTAAGGGTAGTTTCATTGTAATATTGATTTTATTGGCAGATGAATTTGACATTTGATCGACTGTTGTGTAAATCCCGTCAGGAATACTCTGATCGTTCCGTGAAAAAAGACCAGTGTGATTTACATAAACATCTTTCAATGTTGCTCTCGTTTGGATCTTTTTATCATATGCCGTTAAGCGTGATGCTGCTGGCAATTGACCAAGACCTGAGATTTCTGAAGCCATTATGCTTCTCCTTGTTTATGTGTTTTCCGCTTAATGCGTTACGCCAGTTGGCCTTTTTTCAATAATTATTTATGAAAAATCTTCTTGTGATAGCGTTGCTTGTCCTAGAACATGCAATGCTTTATTAAATTCTGTAACCAATGGGTCATTATAATCTTTTCTACCCCTCATAACAATATCCTGTAAAGAGTGAGTAGCAATAACTTGATCAGCCCTTTCCTTTGTCATATCATTAGTCTTTAATTCTCTTTGATGATTCTGGTCAAGCTCAACAACATCATTTCTTCTTGTCATAGCATGAACAATATTTCCTGCTGCTTCTTGTTGTTTTTCTAAAATCTCTTTACCATAATCGCCATTATTCATTTTGAGATGATTGTGAGCAGACTCAAAACTTGGGAAAATAACTCTATTTCCTCTCGAATCAGTAAAGGGTTCAAATTTACCTGTCAACTTATCTTGCACGTATCCTTGTTGCAAAGCGTTAATTTCACTTAAATTAATAAACTTTCTTAATTCTTTTGGTTCGGCAATTCCACGATTATGAAGACCTTGATTCAAAGTTGGGTTTCCCTCTAAATAAACCATCATTGCTTTTTCTGCATCAGCATTAGCTATGTTTCCTGCCGTAACATTGGGAAAGTATAATGCTGCAACTTCTTGTGAAAATTTAGAGTATTCAGATTGAAGTTTTGAATAACTACTCTCTGTCTTTAAGTTAGGGACGTTTTTTTGAAAAACCTTCATGGTTTTATCTATCTCTTCAACTTCTGCTTTTTCAGCTTTTTCTTTACTAATTTTATTCTGATTCTCTTTAAAAACATTAAGTTGAGCACCTTGAGAAGCAATAATAGAATTAGCCTGTTCTTGCTTTAGATTTTGTAATTCGATTTGAATGTCTCGTCTTGATTCTGATTTTTCAGAACCAAAAGAATCTTCACCTTCTTCTGCAATTTCTTTTTCAATCTGAATAAGTTTTCCTTGAGTTGCAATAATCTTATGATCAAGTTCAGTTTTAGCTTTTTCCTGTATAACTTCTTTAGTTCCGCCAGCTTTTAATTCTGCAATTTGCTGCTCTAATTTAGTTTGAGTAGCTCTTGTCTCTATTGTTTGGCTGTGATTTTGTTGTTCAAGATATTGATTATGTCTTTTAATCCTATCAAGTTCTGTTTCAGCCACAGGTTCTTTAGAAGTAGTACTGTTTACAACAGGTTCTTGAACGGGTGGCAAATCGGCAATAGGTTCTTGAACAGGGGGAGTATCAACATTAGGAGCTTTAGCATCTCCAATAGTCGCATTCATAATACCTTCTATTTGAGCATTAGTTTCTGCTTCCCATTTTTCAATATCTGTATTTGGAGGCGCATCTGTGCTTACTCCGGCCATGGCCTCATCTCGTTCTTGTTCTGTTGCAAAATTCATAGGTTCTCCTTTATGGTTACGCTGGTTGATCAGCTACGAGTGGAGCAGATTGCTCTTCCTCAATTGACGGTAAATCTTCTTCTGGTTGCCCTTCTATTGGCTGTCCCTCTATTGCTTGCCCTTCTACGGGAACATCTTCTTCAGCTATTTGGGCTGTTGGGACTTCTTGTGGAGCCCCACCCTGCATCTGTTGTAATATCTCTTGAAGGCCCATATCTGCTTGTGCACCTTGGAAATTGGCCATTTTACTTTGAGAAATTAAAGTATCTATCTCAGTATTCATTTTAATCTTATCACGGATTTTCTGCATTGCAGATATTTCACCGACTCTTTGTTTGTGTCCTTGATCAAGATCCATTGTATCAAGAAGTAATTCGAAAAAGAAAGAAGAATATTCAGGATTAGTTTGAACAGAAAGGTTATATAATTCAGAGTAGATGGCCCTATCTCTTATTTTTCTATTCGGTGCTGATCGTGATTCTGTTGCAATAACCTGACATCTTGGGATTTGATCCGGTCTATTCTCAATATAAACCTTTCCATCTTTGTGATTATAAACCCTCTTATTTAAAACAGTATTTCGCTTTCCATCTTCAGTAGAAAAGCCCCGTTCAGGACCGTTGTAAGCAACTTGAAACTGATTAAAATAACATTCAGCTAAACTCTTTCTCATATCTCGTACACGATTCACAATAGTGATAGTATTCACTCTTGCGACCTGAAGTTTTCTTTCAAACAAAACACCAGACTCATTTGCATTTTCAGAAATAGCTTCAAGTGCAGCTGGAACTTTTGAAACTCTATCAACAATATCCCACATCCTCATAAGTTGATTTATAATTTGAGATGGGTATTGGTTTGTGTTGATATAGTGCATGGCCTTTTCTTTTGAAAGCTCATCACCATCAACAAAAGCAACATATGAAGGATCATTTGCTCTTTCCTTAAACTCTTTCCTTAAAGCAGGAGTATCGAAAAGATTTTTGTTTACCAATTTTCCACCACCAGTTGCAGTAGAAATTAAATCCGTAAGCTTAGATTCTCTCTTATTTATAGTCTGTTGAATATCCATAAGATCATCAACAATACCCTTATTCTGTCCAAAAGCCCTGTTTGAAGTAAATGAGACATATGGTAAACGACCACACTGAACCTTTGATACTCCGTTTTCAAGATACTTATACTTTACTCCTTCAGGACAAATTGTCTTTACTTTATGGATTCTGTCTTCATAAGGTGTCTCTATTAAAGTTTCAGGATCAATTTTATTCCGAATCATGTACTGTTCAAGTTTTGCTCTTTCATTTGTAATTGGGAATGGGACGTATAATTCTGAACCAAGCTTTTTTCCAACCAATCTGCTTGTGTTTATCGTTTCAATTGAGTGCTCTTCTATGACACGAAGCAAGCTACCTTTAATTCCTTGTTGAGCTAATTGGTTTGGATCCCTTGAAAAGCTTTGGTAGACATTCCCATCTGCTCTGGATAGTTTAATCATTTCATCAAGCTCTTGTGAACTCACACCAAACTTCTGGGCTATTTCTTCTGGGTGCATGTGGAATGTTTCCCATGCAAGTTTCAAATCGTTGTCGTCATCACTAACCCAGTAAGGGTCTTTTATCAACATTCCAGGGATACATCTTTCAAAAGCAATATTTCTTAAAGGATTATGTTTTGCTGACATCGTTATTTTGATGTTTCCTTCATAAATCAAACCATCTCTAATTACAGCTTCCATGGACTTTTCATAGTTTCCAATTTCTTTATCTGCATAAAACGCTGTTTTTACCCCTTCAGTCAAGGAATTTCGTACACCTTCTATTGGCTTCCAATCTAGATCCCATTCTTCTTGAAGTAGTGAGCCTGTGAGAGCATCAACTTTTGGTCCTATGATATTGTATTGAGCAGCATGACGATTGTTTTGGTGGAGTTTTTCTCTAACTGGATCTTTCCATTGTCCACCATCTACTGCAAAATAAGCTTTCCAGTTTGCATATGAACGCTGACGATCTCGAAGATCAGCATCAAAAGCCATATTAAATTCATGAAGAATTTTCCTGACACCTTCGGATTCACTTGAGAATATATCTAAATAATTAGACTCTATGATGTTTGACATATTTTTTTCTCTGTGTTTTGAACTCACCTACTCCAATTGTTGGAATATCAGATAAGTTTAAATGAGTGTCTGTTCCAAATGGAGTTACTTTTGCTGAGACATCTTTAAAGTTAATAGCATCTCCTCCACGTTTTAATTCAATTTTAAGCCAACCATGCTCTCTACAATATACTGATAAAAATTCATCATTTACTACAAGTAATATTTTCTTATGAGTATGATCGTCCGTTTCAGGACAGTTTACAACTTTTGCATCAATATCCGGCATAACACAAAAGTATGATTATGATGATGATAAGACAAGTCATTTATTCAGGATTAGGGTAATCTCTAGCAGAATACTCAAGGGCTCTCTCACAATATACCACTTTAACACCTAATTTCTCCATATGACGTAGGACTTTCAGGTTCCCTCCAGCATAAGAATTGGCATTAAACATCTTAAATTCCTCTAAAGTAATTTCTCCAAAGTGAGTCTTATTTGAAATAATCTGAACAAAATCATCATCAAATATCTCATTAAAAATATTTTCTACATAATTTAAAGGAAACCTTCTTTCTTCATAATCAAGAATCACAACCTTCACTTGTGTGAATTTTTGCAATAAACGCTTAACCTGAACGATATGACCAGGATGAACCGGATCAAACCTTCCCGAAAAGACTACTGTTTTTTTAGATAATTCCATGTGGATTGATCCTCCCATTTGCCAACGCTGACAATATTGTTTTGTGCTGAAGAGCCACCTTCTTGTGGATGGAACCAATTTGGATAGTACTCATCACAGAGGGTTCCAGCTTTCATTGGTATAAAATGTTGACTTCCTTCAAATTCAATCTTGGTCATTTCATTAAAAAGTTTAGATGGGGCTCCAAGCATGATAGCCTCATCACTCATCTTATAGCGTAATTTTGGATTAAAATGCAGATCTGATACCCAAGTTTTCCCTTTGGTGTGATACAGATAGTCATTCCATTCAAAGAAAAACCAATTGCAAGACCGAGAGCCCTTCTCTGTTTTCTTTGTTGAAAACCAGAGAAGTTCTCCATTGGGCTTGGAAGCCACCCTTTTTTCGGGGAAAGGCCAGCCATCCATAAGTCCAGCTTTTTTACACTCTGAAAAGTAAGCTTCTTTTTTTTCTGCAGACATTGGAAGAAAGCACATATCCATATCATCATCATGTGGGATTAATGCTTGACCTCTAATTGCTCCAAGCATCGTACCA